TTTTGTGTATCTGCAAACAAATTATTAATTTTGCCTTCTAGTCCTTCATAGTCAAAGCCTAGTATGTATATTTCGTTGTGATCGTGTGCTTTACCATAAGTTGCTAACCATAATGCTGTAGGCCCACTTGACCACCCTTTAGGATCGTCAAAGTAATTAAACTTATGAAATTTTTCAAATAATTTGTTTGGGTTAGTCCACACTTCGTGTTCTAATTGATATTTTGAATTGTTAATTTCTGTAACCATCTTAGTATCTACAGCAACAAGATAATCAGGATTTAATCCTGTTCTATAAACTGCATTACATGCATATAGAGTTCCGTGTGCTTTAAGTGGTTCTAGTTGTATAGGTTTTCTTGAGGTACCATTTCCAATAACAAATGCTATTGACATGACTAAACAGCCTGTTCTGCGTTAGCGGCAAGTCCGTACATTTGTCTTACGAAATGTAATTCCTTGTCCTGCTCCTCTTTGTGTAAATCAGATGCTAATCTCATTTTGTTTATCTGACGTAGGGTTAAACGTGTTTTACGTGTATCGTCTTTTTTCATAATTGAATCGTCTGATTTGGGATCATAAGAGTTATTCTCAACTGGCTCTAATGTTTCTTTGTCAAAATAAAATAATTCACGTAGTATCATGCTAGTATTTATACCTCTCCGCCTGGAACAGGAGCTTCTCCGCCTGTTACGGTTTCTGGTGGTGTTCCATCGCCGCCATCTTCTGGTGCCGGTGCATCTGGATCAACCGTTTCATCTTCCATTCCGCCTAGGTCTGCTTCCATACCTGCGGCACTAACTCCAGCGCCACGCATTTCGCCTGCGGCGTCTGTTGGTACTGGTGTAATATTTTCATCATTTTCTTGACGCCATAACTTTTCGTTATCTGCAACTTCTTCTGCACTTAGTCCTAAGAAACGTTTAAGTGCAAATCTATTTGAAACATAAGGTATAGCCGCCATCTGTGTAAACGTTCCAACTCTTGCATTGTCAAGTTCTGACTGTCTGTAACTTGCAAAGTTTTGTGGTGGTTGCATTCTTAGATCAAACATTGCTGTGTCAATGTTAATACCTTTTTCTAATAGGTAGCGTTTAAAGTCTTGGTTAAATTGTTCTGTTAAAAGTCCTTGTAGTCTTTCGCAATAGGTGTTGAAGCGTAACTCTTGAATGTATGCAGTACCCACTCGCCCATCTTGGAATGCACTAGAGCCATCGTCAGGCCCTGTAGGAAGATAAGAACTAGGAATACGCAAACCGCGTACCAACTTATTAGTAAAATATCTAAGATCATCAATCTCTCCTAGGTTAGTTCCACCTGGTAATGTTTCAACTTTAGATCCACGTCCTTCTGCTGTTTGCGGAAAGAAGTAATCTTCGTTGATACTTAATGGGTTATAGCTAGAGTCAATAACATTATTTCCTCCACCTGTGCTACTTGGAATACGTCTTTGGTGTATGTCTGTTTTTACACGTTCAACAAATTGCATTGCCAAGTGTGATGGCATATTACCTACGTCAACGTAGAATACTCTACGTTCTGGTGCTCTTTGCACTCTGTAAATAATAATAGCATCTTCTAATAATTCTTTTTGTTTGTATACTTTAAATATACTTTCTAATAAACTGTTACCAAATGGAAAGTTGTTATCTAATCCTTCTGATAAACTTAGGTGTACAATATGTTCTGCATCAACTGCAAACTCTGATTCGCCTTTTGCAAAACGCCCACCTTGTAATGCTTGGTTAGGTGCACCTGTCATTCCACGTGAACCGCCAGTCATATAACCGTCACCACCACCTGTAACATTACCATTTGTTTGTAATGGTGTAGTTGCTACATTGGAAACAAAGTTTAAGTTTACATTTTTAATAACATACTGCTCAGGTTTTTTACCTTCTGATTCGTTAACAATAATCTTTGTAACGTTTGCAGGATCAATGTAGTGCCATTTTTTAGTTTCTGGATCTCTAATAAAAAATGCATCGCCATACTTAAAAGTATTACGCAAAATACGGAACATTTTTGTTTCAAAGTTTTGTACTTTACACCACTGTTGTAAGTATAGTTTAAGTGTTTGTACTTCTGTGTTAGTTGCGTCTGATTTGAAATCCATAATAAATGGACTTCTATTTGAAGTATTTTTTTGTGTTGTAAATTCTGCTAAGATATCTAATGCGGCATTTACTTCACTATCGTTGTCCATAGTGTTATATTGCCCGTATCTTTCAACACGATTTGGAGAACCTACATATACATCTGGCAAGTAACTTGAATAATTTGCTTGAGCAGGACCCATACCTTGATTAGAACTTCCGCCTAATGGACTATAACTGCCGTCTCGATTAGACCCCGTTGGTACTGGTGTGAAATAGCGTTTCCAGCTCATATTATGCCGCTCCTCCTAATGCATCATTCATCTGTTTTCCACCTCTAGTTTGTTTTTTAAGTTCTTCTAACATAAGTGCGTTAGTACTATTTAACGAAACTAGCATAGAAGCACTTTTATCTTGGCTTTCATTTGATACATTTAATACTTTGGTAAATGATGCTTTGGTTTCTGCGTCCATGTTTTTGTATTCTTCGTTATATTCGGCTATTTGTTTAATTAATTCTTTAATATTTTTGGTAACTTGTTTTAAATTGGCATCGTCCATAGCTTCAACATATGCCGCAATACCTTGTAATCCATCTCCAATATTTTTAAGTCCAGCGGCATCAACATCAGCAAAAGCCTCAAGTTTTTTAGCCATAACATCTAAATTGCCATCATTACCAAAAAAGCTACTAAAGAATTTACCGGCGCTGTCTAAAAATCCGTTACCTGTAAATGCACTAACACCTTTTTGTAAAGATTGTAATGCTGGGCCTAGGTCGCTCATAGTTTTTGGATTAATTCCTTCAAACGATTTAACACCATCTGATAATCCTTCTAATGCTCCGTCACTAATAAACGATGCAACAAGTCCGCCTTTGGCAAGTCCCATCATATTATCAGTTAATGGCCCTAATGATTTACCAACATCAAGTAATTTCTTAGCATCCATGCCTTCAAACTTTTTAACGCCGTCTGCAAGTGTGCCTACTCCGCTAGTAATCGAATCTATCAATGCGGCAATTCCGTATCCAGCTACTCCAATTCCAGCAAACGCTAGACCAATTGCAAGTACACCTGGTACTGCTAGGTTAATTGGACCTGCTAGTGCGCCAATAGCCGCCGCAACGCCAAGTAATACAGCCGCGGCACCAATGCCGCCCCACATTAATGCTTTGCCCCACTCTTCAAATTTTGTAATTATTGGGCCTAATGATTCAAACATTGATCCCATAAGTGTCCCACCTGAGCCACCTGCATCTGGTGCATCACTACCAGGACCATCAGCACCTACTGATGCGTTCTTTTTCTTACCTCCAAACAAGAATCTAATTGGATCAATTAAATATTTTGTTACTAGTTCTCCAATACTAAGTTTGCCCCAATCATCTTTGAAATTTTGAAACATATTTCCAAGGTTGTCAATTAGTATTCCTAATCGATCTGTAAATCCTTGAATTGATGTTTGTATCTTGTCACTCTGAAACCACGTTGTTAGTTTTGACATTGCTGATTGTACTTTAGTAAATACTCCAGAATCAAGTAACGCAACCATAATTTTACTACGTACTTTCTCTATTGCACTATCAAAGTTTGTTAGTGTTTTATTTTTAGCTGTGGTTGCATCTAGTTGTTTCTGCTGTGCATCGCTTAGTTTACCACCTACTGTACCAGCTTTTGCTAAACTAAGTGCGGCGTCATATGCAGTTACACCCATTGCGGCATATGTACCTATATTTTCTTTTTCTTGTTTAACTAACGCCTGTGCTTGAGCTATTTGCTCGTTTGTTTGTGCGGCAAACTCATCGGCTGTTATTGATCCAGATCGTAATCCTCTAGCCATTTCAGCAAACTGTGGATTTGTACGCAACAAACCTTCTGTAAATGGAGTAAGAGCTACACCGTTAGTTGCAACTAATTCAGTCATTGCATCTTTCATTTCTGGACTCATATTTTTCATCATTGCCAAAGAATTTTGTAAATTCGTTTTGACTCCTTCATCCATATTTGAAATTAATGCCTGTAATCTTTTATCAGTTGCTTGTGATTGTAATTCTTCTGCGGCTTGCTTTCTTGTCATACCTGTAACTTTAGCAAGTTGATCAAGTTGCATAATATAATTCTGTGTGCCTTTAGCTAACTGTCTGTCAGTCATTGTGCCTAAACGGCCTTGAACTTTTTGTAATTCAATATAGTCAGCTGTAAATTCAGTTACATCTTCCATTGTCATACCCAATGCTGAAAACTGTGCTTGTGATTGCTGTACATATTTTGAAATTTTAGAAAATCTATCAGCACCTGTAGTTGCACCGCCAAACGCTAGTGCTAACATTGATGAATTTTCTTGGATTGATCCAGCTAGTGTAGCCATACTTAATCCTGCTTCAGCGGCACGTCTTTGCATAGAGAATAAATCGTCTCCAAAATCAATACCACCATTTGACAGTGATCTGTACATGTCAATTTGATTGTCAAGGACATTTAACATAGTTTGTCCAAATTGTCCTAAAACACCACCAACTATTGGAAACTGACTTACTAGTCCTGTAACATGCTGTCCAAAATCACTAATTCTGTTGCCACCGGCTACTAATTCTTTTCCTAGCCCGCCTACCGCTGATATAGTGTTTCCAACACCACTTAATAATCCACCACTCCACCTATCTAATGTTTTAGCAAAGTTTTTAGTGCTTTGGGTAAGACTAGTAGTAGCTTTGGTTTGTTTTTGGGTAGCTTCGGTACCTTCTTGTGTGGCTTTGTTGTCTTTTTGTGCTAGTCCAATACCTTTGGTCTTAACAGCATTGGCCATTTTTTCAGTAGCTGACCCACCGCCAGTACTGCCTTTTTCCATTAGTTGGACTAGTCGTTGGAGAGTAGCTTCACTAGCCGCATTGCTAGTAACTCCGTCCATTTGACCGCCTCTGTATGTGATTTCTGCCATTTATTAAGTACCTATATAATGGAAGTTCATAAATATACTATATGAACAACACTTATTATTTATCCGGAGAAAAACCATGCCAGAAATAGAAAGAAGTGGAGCGAATCCACTACAAAAATATTTTAGGCAACCTAAAATATATATCAAATTACCCAGTGGTGGACAATTTTACCCTGAGGGAGCATTAGAACTAACAGAAAACGGTGAGTTGCCTGTTTATGCAATGACAGCAAGAGATGAATTATCATTTAAAACTCCTGATGCATTACTTAACGGACAATCAACTGTTGATGTAATTCAAAGTTGCATTCCTAACATTAAGAATGCCTGGGCAATGCCTACTGTTGATATTGATACAGTACTGGTTGCTATTAGAATTGCTACCTACGGTGAAAAATTAGACCTAACAACTAGAGTTCCAAACACACAAGGGTTAGAAAGATCATTTGGTCTTGACCTAAGAATGGTGTTAGACAAATTTGCGGCTGTAGAGTTTAATGACACTATCACTATTGACGAGTTTACAATTAAATTGCGTCCTCAAACTTATAAAGAGTTTACTAGAGTTGCAACAAAAACATTTGAAGAACAACGTATTGCACAAGTAATCCAAGAAGACGATATGGATGAACAAAAGAAACTAGAAATCTTTAATACTGCATTTGAACGTTTAACTGCTATTACTATTGATATGGTTATTGATGGAGTGGTGTCTATTCAAGTTGGTGACGACTTAGTAACTGATAGAAATCATATTGTTCAGTTTATTCAAAACGCAGATAAAAAGTTTTATGCTGGCGTTGTTGAAAATATGGAAACACAAAAAAATAAGTTTAGTTTAAAACCTATTGAAATTGAATCCACTGAAGAAGAAATTGCGGCAGGTGCTCCTAAAAAATGGGACATGCCTGTAACATTTGATCAATCAAATTTTTTCGCATAAGGATAGCTTCTCAGTCTCTGGAGGATATCCTAAAAGAAGTTGACAACTTAGAAAACGAGACCAAAAATTTCAAGATGGAACTATCTCGTATAGTTTGGTATATGAGAGGTAGCGTTAGTCTTGAGGAGATCTATCAGGTTGGTCCCGAAGATAGAGAAATATTTTCTAAACTTATTAAAGAGAATCTTGAAACTGCTAAGAAAACAGGTCAACCTTTTTGGTAGGATCTATTACTTTGCTATTAACATTTGACGTACTTGTTTTTGTACGCCTGCTTTACTAATTCTATCTACTAGATCTGGTAAGTTAACTCCGCTACTCTGTTGTGCAGTTCCTCCACCTAAACTTTGTTTAACACTATCAACATTTACACCAGACTTTTTAATTTTTTGTGCTAGTGTTGCAACATTGCTTTGTGTTGGTGTAGCTTGTGCTGATCCTTGTTTAGCTTGTGCTTTAGCTTGTGCTGAAGCTGGAACTTTTGGTTTCTTTGCATAATCTCCGCCTGTTGCTTTTGCTGGTTTATCTGGAGTACCTGTAGGATAACTTAGGGGAGTTTTGCCCGGAGTAGGTGAGCTAGATGGCTCTTGTTTGTCATTTTTAGTTGATGCTTGTGCTTGTGTAGCTGTAGCTTTATCACCGCTTGTTGACGCTGTATCTGCGTCTGTGGCACCATCTGTAGGTGCTTTAGTTACTTCATCTGGACTAATTGGTGCTTGTGTTGATCCTGCAATACTGCTTATCTGATCATTAGTTAACCCTGCACCTGATAATATATTTACAATGCTACCAGAATCAGTTGGTTCGCCCATCTTCTTCCAATCTTTATTAAGTTTGTTAGCAGTAACTTTATTACCTACATCTTTGGCACCTTGCTTAACTGCACCAACTGCACTTTTAGCACCTTGAGCAACTGCACCTGCGGCTCTACTTGCAACTTTGCCTACACCACGTTTTAGTTTAGCACCAAGTGTGTTAGGATTGTTTAATGGTAGTTCACCTTGTGCAGGTTCTGCTTCTTGTAAGTATTCGTTAAATGCAGTTTCATAATCAATTGATTCTGCTTTGTCGCCTACTGCTCCAAAGTCTGAAAGTTTTTGACTCTTGTCAAAGTTTTTATCTACAGGTGTTGCATCACTTCCGCCTTTAAGATCTAATTCAAGTTGTTTCTTTTCTTCTGGATCAATTGGTTTAACTTTGTGCATTTCTTTGTTGTTGTCGTCAACAGTTTGTAAAGCACCTTGTGCCGCCGCACCAATTGCGCCACCGGCGCCACTTAATGTTTCAATTGCTTTGTCAGCATTGTCAAGCACAGCAATAGCCGCATCCAGTTGATCACCTGTTAGTGCATCTTTAGGAATGTCTGCTATAGTTTTTGCAAGTGCAGTTAGGTCTGCGTTTGCTTGTTGTGTTGTTGACATAAATCCGTGCAACTTACCTGCCGCTTCGTAATATTCAGGACTAAAAACTTTTGCATTTGATGCCGCATCTGATAGTGCTTTATATTGTGCAACTTGATCAGCAGTCATAGTTAAATCATAATTGTAAAAGAAGCCGTTGATGTTACCAGACATTTTTAAATTACGTGCACCGTCAAGTACACCTGCATCAAAACCTGCATCTGC